TAGAATAAATTGTATTCAATTCTTCTAACTGCATAGCAGCTTCTTCTGCTCTAATGCCTTTAGCAGCAACTGTAGTTTGCAGTTCTGCAATTAGACGCTCTACTGGGTCACGAATTAATACTTGTAAGTCGTGTGCAGCAGTGGTAATAGAATCAGGCAACACTTTAGCTGCACTCATACTAACTAGTTTAGTTAAGTCAATAGCAGCAGAAACACCAGTGATTTCTCCTGCAATTACTCCAGCAGCCCGTACACGCTCCATTGCAGCAGCTTTAGACAATATCTTAGCACCCTCAGAAGCAACTATAGCATGTTTAGCTCCAGCAGCAGCAAGGGTACGCTCAATGTTCATTAGGTTATTAGCATTCTTGATTAGTTTAGTACCCTTAAACACAGCACCAAGTCCACTAATCAGTGTACCTACCACACCAAGCCTATCCAACCAATCACTCAAACCATCCCATGTCTTCTCAGCATTAGTTGCTACTTCTTGTGTTACAAGTGCAGCTTGCCAATCAGTGATTAACGTAGCATTCTGTAAGTCTTTGTATAGTCCCTCTAACCATATTCCTTTTTGATCTTCTGGTAGTGAGTTAAATACAAGTTGTAAGCGAGAGACAGTTTCACTACGTCCTTGTGAACGTGAGATAGCATCTTCAGGTACACCATACTTAATGGCGACCTGATCTATTGCAGCACCTTGTTCAGCAGCAAAAGGAGTAATTTCATAACCAAGTCCAGCAGCAATAGTAGATAGTTTTGCACCATCCTTCATTGCTTTCTCTAGTGTAGCTTGTGCTGAGATTTGTGATGTTAATGCACTAGTGCTGTTACTGATTTCAGAAGTAGAGTTATTAAATAACACTGCGGGATTCTTAATAGCTGTATTCTCTACAGCAGTCTCCACTAGTTCACGCATTTTAACTCGTACTACATCCGCAATGTTGGATGACTCTGCACCAGCAATAGCATTACGTGCTCTATAGGTAGCTAGTGCTTCTTCTACTATAGATGTATTTCCAGTAGTAGCAGCGTTAATAGCTGTTTGTGTGTCTAACCTGTTATTCTCAGGTACAGTTTTACGCCATTCTTCATCTACAAAAGTATCAAAGTTAACTTCATTAGGAATCTCTGTATTGCCTGTAGCTAATGTAGCTACTCCTTTCACTATAGAATAGTTATCTTTATTTGTGTTTACAGGAGCTACCGTATCTTCAGCAGTGTAAAGAGGCTCAACTACTGTATTCTCGTCTGTAGGTTCAGCGTAAAGTTCACTCATTATGATAGGTACTTAGCAACAGCTTTAGGGCCACCAAAGGTACTGAAAGCAGAAGAACCCATAGATGCAATGTTGGAGTAGTCTTGTGCTCTACTGCTAGCAATAGAGGCATCAGCCATTGCACTAGAGTAACCTAACGCTGCTTGACCTATGGCAGTATTCTGTGTAGCAATCTGACTCATATAACTCAAGTTACTTCCAAGTTGACTACTAGCACTAGCAAGACCACCAGCCATGCCACTACCACCCATACCACCTGTCTGAGCACCCACGTTAGTCATACTGCTTTGTGCTAGGCGTGTTTGTCGAATCTGTTGCCGTACAGAACGAACATTCTGAATGTCTGCTCGTTTAGATTCTGCTGCAAATTGATTTGCTGATTGTTGTTGAGCACGTTCTGTTGCTTGCCTAGCTTTGTTAGACTGATTCATACTTTCGCTTGTGCCATACGCAAACAAAGCTGCTGCTGCTGCTACTTCAATTCCCATATTATTCTCCTGTAATTTTACAAACCATCAATAAGTAGTTACCGTAAGTACTTAATGGTGTGAAACCAAATGTGTATTCAAATTTAATAAGTTTTTTATCGTTCGCTGGAATTATAACAAATATATCACTATATCCTAACTCTTTAAGTTCACGTTTAGCTTCTTCCCACATAGCTAAACACTTAATGTATATTCGTTTATTCCAAGCAGTTACTTCCGCATGTGCATATACTTTATCCTCTGCAAACTCAAACCGTAAGAATCCATCTTCATCTTCCCAGTAGGGGTTAAACATTCTCATTTCCTACGAAAGTAGTTGTCCAACCTACTACTTGCATATCTTTACCTGCTTCACTTGAGAACTTAAGTTGTAGAGCTTTACCTCTACCCCGTATCTTATTTTTAGAAATAACTAATGGATAACTATCGTCAAACGTCGTTAGTGGCTCTGCAAAGTATGGACGATTTTGTCGATATACTTGTGCTTCTGTTTGCCACTTACCAGCATAACTGTTGTCAGTGAAATCCCATCGAGTTTGTAACAAACATCCACTAGGATTAACTGGAACTGTGTCTGCATCAAAGATAGTTTCAGTACGCTTCATAAAAGTAGTGATGTACTTGACACTCTTAGAACGTGCAGGGCCAACTCCACCCATATCATACCCAGTGATAAAGTAAGAAGACTTCTCTACACCACCTGTATTATAGTTATACCAATCTTTAAATTTAGTAGTAGTTGTACGTACATTCTCAAAGTCTGCAAATGTAACTGAGTAGTTATTACTAGTAACAGGGTGCAATGTTAACACTTTAAATTGCTGCACTGTACCGTTGACAACAGAAAGTGTAGCTACAACATTATCAGTACTAACTTGTACAGTATTTACACCAACTAAGACATCGTAGGTACTACTACTTAATGTAGTTTCTTTTGTTGTCTCTAGCGACACTGGGATTACACCGAGTGACGTATCTAAGTCATGCCAGTACCAACTATTTAACTTAACATCTAATGCAAGAATAGATGTTTTATTATATCGACCACTACTTGTAGAACCTGTGTCTACTCCTGAGTATAACCAATATACAAGTTTATTACTTACGTTATAACTACCTTCAGCATAAATTTTGTTTAGTGTAGGAATGTTTTGATAGAATGTTTTAATGTTTCTATCACTAATATTCTGAGCACTAAGTTCAGCAGCAGTAGTTCCGGGACTAATAGTATAGATACCAGTGTTACTCCAGTAAATCAAACTATCTTCTACTGCTACAATGGATTTAGCTGAAGAACATCCAACGTTACTAATGCGTGTTACTGAGTAGTTAGATGCAGAGAAAGCTAAGTCAATACCACTAACAAACCACACACCATTACTAGCCAACACTGTAACACCGCGTCCTAGTGGTTGCAAACCAATAATCTCACCCGCTTCAGGGATTTGGATTACTCCACCATCACTATCTAGAATATCACTAAACACTTCTGATGTGGGGTCATTCTGTTGGTAACAATTACCTGCCTTACTAACAACATCTAGCACTTGACTAAAGTACACTGTACCTAGTTCTTTAGCACTACCCATACCAGCATACCATGCACGTCCAGCAAAGAAGGCACACACCTTGGGTCGATATGCTGTAGACGTAATGATTGAACTTCTATCTTGATAGAAAGCATTTAGTACAGTACGTCCTTTAGGTGCAGGAGATGTACCAAAGTCTTGTTTGTTTAATAATGCAGCATCGAAATCATCAGTTGCATTCTTACCTGAAATCCAGTTCTTGCTGTTAGCAGGTAGTTTACTTGCGTTAGCTGTTTTATATGTAGTAAGAAGTGTATCTGTCCATCCTTGATTATACAAGTTATATTTAGCTTGTGTAAGGAATGTAGGCGTTAGTGCAGTCCACTGAGCTTCTGTTCGTTCTTGATCTACTGCTAAAGGAGATTCAAAACCTTCAAAGTCACGCACATTAATGGTGATTGTAGACACTGTAATGGTGTCTGAGGATTCTGTATACTCTACAAGGATAGGGTTAGTACTAGAAGTAGTTACAATAAGTCTACCATAAGTAGATGCAAAACTAGCAATGTCTGCACCATCTGTAGCAGTAGAACCTGTTGCTTTATACGAAGGCAAGTTAATTGTAAATGCTTTTCTAGTAGAACTTACACTACCAGATAAAGAATCATAGAAGGATAGTGTTGGCCCTGTTTGCACTACAAAGAAGTTTAAGTTACCATTACCAGCTACAGTAGACCAAGTACCTACAGTGAATGCCCATAAGTTCTTTTGGTCAGCAGTGATGGCACTAGCATGTAACTGATAAAAACTCTCATAGTCAATACCGTTTCTACGCTGTAGTGTTCCATCAGTGTTAGGAACAACATTAACTCCCTCTTTCCAAGAGTTTTCAGGCGTAATAAAATAACCACCCTCAGTGTTTAGACCTCCTACAAATGTAAAACTGTCTTTAACACTAGTTGTAGCCATTTATACTGTTCCTTGTATAGTTAAGCCACGGCGATCTGCAATGGCTACAATACGTTCTTTACGAGTAAACAAACCTTTAAGTTCGTCAGGCACAGGGCCAGACAAGGAGTAACGTACTGAATACAAACCAGTGGGTTGTACTTCAATAACAAGTTTGTTAACTTCTCCAGCTAACTCTCGTTCTTCTTTACGTTCTTTAGATTCTTGTTTTTGTTTTAAGGCTTTAGCCATTACTCGATCAACTGCTTCACTCATTGTGTACCCTTCCATTTGTGACTATTCACATCTTTAATTTCTTTGGAATTCTGATAAGCACGTTGTTCAATTTCTACAGCTTTGTCTAGAAATGTATTACGTACTTCTTGAGGAATAGTTTTGTCTTCTGCTGCTTTGCGATAATCAGCAGGACTTAGTTTCTTTGTAGCCATTAGTTTCTTCCGTAGTTAACTTTGTTGTTATACTTAACTTCACCGTTCTCATTACGCCACGCTTCATTACGCATGGTGTTCTTACCACGTTGTGCTTTACGTTCTTCTCGGTTATTTGCTTGTTGCTTTAAGTTAACAAAGGCTTGACTCTTTGCTTCTGCCAACAGTGTAGGAAAGAACTTCTCAGGGATGCTAGGAACAAAGTTGTCACTGTGAGTCCAACTTGCAGCTACAGTCGCATATACGCTTGTTTTAGCCCCTACTAGGGTGCTTTCCACTGTAGAGTTGTATCCGTCAAAATGAACGTTTACATCATCATAGCTAGTCCAATATTGAGGGTCAGCATTAATGACATATCCATTAGCATCTACAACGTTAGCTTGTACTACTCGATTATCAATTACATTCTTAAAGTCTTCAGGCGTTAAGTATTCAACTTCTTTTTTGTTATACTTAATCCATTTAACCTTATTCCATGTACCGCCCATCTGCATCTTAGTTGGATTAGAAGTATCTCCTAAACCAGTAAGTTGTACAAGTTGAAATAGAAAAGGCCAGTCTCGCTGGCTTATAATGTCAAAGAATGCTTCTTTAATTAAATCTGCTACCTGTACCGCTTCCACTGTTTCGTCAATAGAATCTACAGGGTCACTGTCCATAGCAGACAGAATGTTTTGAGTCATGTCTAACAGCGTTAGTTTCGCCATATTATGCCCCTGCGAAAATAGCGTTTAGTTGCATTGCATACAAACGTATATTACCACTAGCACCATTGTTTAGAATATATAACTCTACATAGTCATTAGTAGCCAGAGTTACAGTGTGTGTTCCTGACATGTTGTGTTTTTCACTTGACGTAGTACCTACTACAGAATATCCATTTGATATGCTGCCATTTTTATAAATTGCAACAACTAAATCTCTAAGAGAACCTGATGTTTGGTCTAGTGATACAGAATAACTAATAGACATAGGAACACTGTCTGTACCAGTGTACGTAAGTCTAGCTGTGTTAGCTTCTGTAAAGTTAGAGGGAACTCCACCTGCTGTAGTAGTAGGTGCAAGTTTAGTGTATGAGGATGGGTAAGTAAGTGTATATGGAGATGCTAAATTAAAAAAGTGCACTCCTCCATGTGGAGTACCTGTAAATACAAAGTTACCACTACCATCGACAGTAACTGTATCTCCTGCTTGACCATTAGTCGTGATACCTGCTAGTTGTGGAGGACTAACCTTTTGCCATGTTCCACTACCTGAACCATTAGCTACGTATACTTTATTAACTGTAGCTGCTGCTACACCTTTAGGCTCATGGATATTAGGGTCAGTAATAGCAGAGTGTTGTACTGAGGGCATTATTTCTCCAAAAGAAAAGAGAGGAATCCCGCTACGCAGGAAACCCCTCTTACGCTATCAAACGTATTCTACGACAATGGTAGCTGTACCAGCAGTGAATGTACCAGCAACAGTGACATACAAGTCAGTGGCAGCAGCATACGCTTTAGGAGGCAATTGGCCTTCTGTAGAAGTATATGCATACGAACCTTGAGCTTGAATAGCAGCACTTGCAGTAAGGTTAGCAGTAGCAGCTTGTGTGGCTGTAATCCAGCCAGCAGCAGTAGTTGCATCACCAAACGTCAAAGAAGTTCCACCTACCCAAGCAGTACCCACTTTCATGTATACGTTCTTGACAATAGAGCCAGCAGGAATGCTAACTTTAGCACCACTTGCACCAGAAGTACTCTGGTAAGTGATGTTCAGTTGGGCACTCTTGTCGTTGCCATCAACTTCGTTGACACCAGCGTCATTGCGCTCAGGGAAGTTATTACCAAATCCGACAACCAAACCATCGGAGTTAGTCCATGTAGAAGCACGAGTCATTTTATAGTCCTTTCAATATCAGATTGTGTTCTTGGTGATAACAGATACCAAGCACTCAGGACGATAGAGTTTCAAACCAAAACGTGCGTTCATAACGTATTCGTCACGACGCAAATCTTTGTTACGCTCATATTCTACACGAGGCATTTGGCGATAAGCACCAACAAACGGAGTCAAGTCACCACCAACAGACATGAACATGTTCACGGTTGGAGTAGCAGGTACGGTAACACCACCCAAAGTAGATGATGCAGCTTCTGTAGCAGCAGGTAAGAAGTTAGATACGTACACATCAAAACCGAAGATGTTACGGATAAAACGCATACCAGTTACTTCATTAACAAAACCACCTTGAACAATACCTTCAAAAGCAGGGTTGTTAGTAAATGCTTGAGCACCTACCAAAGTGTTAAACACATACTCTTGAGATGGGTCAATGATCGCTACACGAGCACCGCCAGCTTGTGCCTTGTCCAAAGCATATTTAGCTTTAGCAAAGTCAGCAAGAGCCAACACAGTGTTAGTAGAACCAGAAGCTACAAAGCGATGATCTGCACCATTGATGGCGTTAGCATTACCTGAAGTTTGTTGGTTAGCCAAAGAGAAAACAGACGATTCCAAGTTTTCATCCAAAGCACGACGCATTTTGGTAGGGAACATACCAATGAGTTGTTGAGCGTAGTAGCTGTCTTGCTTTGCCTTATCAGTGATATAGGTAGCGGATTCAACGTAACGATCAATTGTAAAAGTGAACTCACCAGTATCCATTGCATCATACACAACGGGTGTGTTTTCAGCAGTTTCACGCATTGGCAATTCACCGATTGAGGGAATGGTAAATTGATTACCATCAGGGAAACCATTGAGCATACGAACATATTTCGTACCCATCAATTGTTCTTGCAAAATATCTTTTAATTCAGCAGACCACAGTTCTGTACGAACGAGATGCTCATTAACCTTTGCATAATCTACACCAGCCATTTAATTCTCCTTAAGTCCCAAAATATAGGGATGGGTTTTTAGTAACAGTTTGTTGTAACTTATACTGGAATTCTTGTGACCAATATGTCGAAGGGCTTTCTTTACGGACTTTAGCAGCCCATTCTTTTGACCCTTCAATATTACTTCGATCACCACCAGTAGAAGGTACTGAAGTTGTATTCATAGAACCTGTATCCATTGCATTAGCATAGTTTGGGGAAACTCCACTAAACATAGATGCAAACTCTTGTGGGTCGTTGGCGGCTAGTTCCATAAGAATACGTGTTTTATCTGGGTTATTTGCACGTTGTTTAAATACTTCTTCTGCTTTACTTCCAAACTTATCTTTCATAAGTTTATCTGCTAACATCAGATTAGTTTCTTTTGTCTTAGCTACTTCTCGTCCCGTCAACGTCTTCTCTACAAGCTGTTGCACATCTTCAGGGGTATAACCCTGAACAGGAGGATTGTCGTTCTCTGATGCATTGCTTTGTTTTGACATACGTTCCAACACCTCATCAATAGTCTTGGCTGCAACTGTCTGCTCTCGCAATTTACGATTTTCTTCTTTCAAAGTATCAATAAACTGATCGGCATTAGCGTAGGCTTTGGCTAAATCTTCTGGTGTCTTATACTTTTGATTTTCACCGACCAGTGCGGTAAAAAGTTGCCCATCAGTTGTCACTGCTGGCATTGTGGTGGCTTGGTTGTCTCCGTTACCACCAAAGATTGTTGCATCGGTCATGCGGTTTGCTCCTAAAAGTTAACTGCCTAAGTGTGCAGTTGTTGAAAAATGTTACCCTACTTGGCTGAATCAGGCAGTAAGGATAGTACGTGTTCAATCATTTTAGACTGCCCTAAGTTAAAACTTAACTTAGCATAGTGGTTAGGACAGTCAAAGTCATCTTTCTTAATGTTATGTAGTTCTGTATTCATATCATTTAATGTCTTATACAATACTTCAAATACATAACTACTGTTATTCCATGTCTTAGTAAATTCTTCTATACTACTATCTTTAGGTCTATTGTTAAGTAATGTCTTATTCATATTACATCATTTCTGGAGGAATGTCAACCCCCTCTGGGTTGATGGTTGCTTCTGTCTGTACATCTTCTGAGATTTGATTGATAAGTCGTTGTGTTTCAGCTTGCTCAAACACCATTGCATTGTCCTTCACAATCTTGTAGTTCTGCCAGCCTAAGTTCTCCTCTAAAGCCTTAGCAATAGCCTTTCCTGACATGTGTGCAGCTACTCCGGGAATAGCTTGTACAGCAGAAATAGTTTGTGCCAACTCTTGTACAAATCTAGCTTGATCTGCAAAGTGTCGTGCACCTACTGGATAAATCTTGCCTTCTGCCATTAAGTCATCTTTAGTAACTTCAACATATGATTCAGTATTATATTCTTCATCAATAGAACGAATACGTTCCACACCCTCAAAGTTACGTACAGATTCTGCTAACATACCATTCAAAAGAGGTTCTAGAATATTACGTTCAAACCAACTAACTTTACTTTGGAAGATACGACCAGCAGCATTTTCTAAACTCTGTACTTCATATTTAGTTTTCTCACCGGGAGTACGGATACCCATTGCTTGCTTAGGTGCTCCAGCAAGTTCCTCCATGCGGTTCATAAGTTCATTAATTTGCAAGTCTGCTTGAAGTGCTGTAGCATCAGGACGGATAAAATCTACTTTACCCTCATCTCCAACAAATACAGTTGCTCCGGGTTCGTATTGGAATTCTTCTACAGTATTACCATATACTACCATAACAGGGTATGCAATTAAATCAAATACGTCTGCCTTCAAATTCTCTAAATGGTCAATACGATATTGCATTCCAACTAGTTGATCTAGAGGCCCTTGTGCCCACAGATTATCTGTACGCAGTCTCCAACCACAATGATGCATAGGTTTGTTACCTGTCCACAAAGGATTAGGTTGTTTACGCAATACCCATTTACGATCAATAATAGTTACCAACTGGTTACGGAGTAACTGTTTAGTATCTGGGTCATATATGTCTCCCCAGAATTCTAGCAGTTCAACCATATCACTTTCTAGATATTCATCAGCACTACCAAAACCATCAATAGCCATATTAATTTCCTTCTTAAACTCAGGGTCATCCCTATAGTTTTGACGGAAAGACATAGCCTTATCAACCACTGCTTTATTATAATTTAAATTAGGTTTAGTTTCAATATCAGATAATAGATCACCAATAGATTTTAACATCCTACGTACTACTGGAGTTTTAGTAAATGTCTCTGCTAAAGGATTAAAAACAATATCATTTGGGTTAATACGATAGGCTTTAGGGCCAATATATCGTTTAACTACATTACCTGTCTCATCACTAATTACATCTCGTACATAATCATAGGTAACAATTACATTACCAAAGTCAATATAGTCATATATTAATTGAGATACTAAAAGTTGGAAATCAGAGGCTTTAAGTTTCTGTTTTAAATAGTTTACAATGGCTTGTCGTTTAGCAGCTAAATCCTTGTTTTGATCTGTAGATTCAAAGAAAAACCAGTTCTCAGAAGGGAATAATGCAGCCATATAATTAGCATGTAAATTGTCTCTAATCTGAGTAAGTTTAGGAGTTACTGTAGAGTTTTTCCACGGTAGTTTACTATTAGATGTAGTACGTGTATCAGTGGCAAAAAGATAATTACGTAACTCTTGTTGGTTAGATTTCCACACACTACGACCACTATCCCAACGCACCCACATATCAGTAATTTTATTAGCTAGTGAGTCGTCTTTATAACTAACTTGAATATTATCATTCATTATTTATTTCCTTATTAGTAACTTACGCCACCATATTTTGAGTTAAAAGCAATTACATTTGTGCGTTTTCCCCATGTTCTATTAGAAACAGGGGATTTACAAATCTCTACACAGGACGCTAACGCATCTTTAATGTCGTCATGTTCTGGATTATTCATCATTAGTTCTTCTTCTAGTGTTTGGCAGTTACCACCCTTGTAATGTAATATCTGATTATTAGTATAACGAGGTTCTAATATAGCTGCAATACGTTCTAGTTTACTCATATTACGTGGTGGATTATATTCGTCAATTGTAAAGACAATGTTTTGACTACGCATATAATCTTTAAACTGTCCTACAATAAGTCTTTGTGCTGCAACTACTTCACAGCGCATCTTTTTAAACTTCCACTTACGAAATACTAACTCTGCTTTATCGTACATAACACTAATCTTATTAGTTTTAAATCTATCAATATCTAGTACATAATAATTATTATCTTCGTCAATACCAACTACTATAATAACAGTATAATCAGATGTAGCACTTATAGAATAAGCAAAGTCCATACTGGCGTAAATGTGTAATAGTTTATCTCCAAAATACCATGCTCCGCTAAAGTTCTCGATTTTACTACGATCATAATAATTAAACCTGCTACGGTCAATAAGTTGAGTTTCGACAGCATTAGGATTATTATAATATTGAGCGTAAAACTGAGTAATATCTAAGTACTTAGCTTTTTTACGTGCAAGTTCTCGTGCATCAAAACCAAATGTTTTACCATCAGTTCTACGTTGTTTAGGCCAAAGAAACTCACCATTAGTTTCTACTGTACGCTCATATACCTCATATACTTCGTTTTCAATTTCTTCGTCAGTAACTTCATCATAATATGTTTCCGTCATTTCCATCATATCTTTGTACAAGTCACCGGGATGGTATCTAGTACCAACAGCCCACTCTCGTGCGCCAGTAGATTCAATAGAAGATAGTTGTGAGTAGAACGATCTAACTTGATCTCTACCTAGTTGTGTATAAGCATTATCAGGAACAACTACGTCATCTAGTACGGCAATAGTACAATGCAGTCCAGTAACGTTAGCGGTAATACCTGCTGCTTTAATTGTAGCATCACGTACTCCTTCTGCCTTACGACTAGGGTGATCTACTGAAATCTCATCAGCAGCCCAACGTTCTCGTTTACCTTCCATCTCATTGACCATCTCAGGCCAATAAAATCTATAAATGTCAGATAGAAAAATATCCTTAACCGCTTTAAGTTGCTTCTCTGCCAAGTTAGCTGTAGCAGATACATATAGCACTGTGGTTTCAGGGTGCTTAGTAACCCACCAAGCAACCCTATATGCGATCATAGCACTCTTTTGATGGTCACGTGGCAGCAACACTAATTGGTTGTCCTTAGCACCATCTCTACTCCACCAACTACATAGTTCCTCATGCACTGCACCAAGTACACGATGCGGAGCTACAAGTTTAATAAACGTCAACAAGTCAGCTTCTGCTGCTTGTTTAACAAGTTCTTTTTCAGTTACCATTTAACTTTGTTTGCCCAATAAGCAGCACTCATTTTACCTTTAGCAATGTTCTTAGCATGACGTGCTTTAAAGGATGCTTGACGTGCTGTAGGTTCTTTATCACCAGTTACGCCTTGCTGTCCAAATCTAATAGTTTTAACAGTGTCGCCTTCTTTAGCAACAACTACATGACTTTTAGTAGCATGACTAGGAGTACGTTTAGGCTTATTAAAACCAGATACACCAGCACGTTCTAAACGACTATCTTTAGGCATTATTT